CCTTGTATTTGTCTTAATACCTTAATCTTCTTCATGTCATCAAATCTTTCATTTGAACCATAATCCCAAGCCAGACTATTCTCTGTTAAAGGTATGATGTTTTCGTTAATGTCTTGTGTTTGTTGCATTTTTACTATGTTTATTAGTAAGTTGTTTATTTGTGGTTCTATTTGTGTCTTAATAGCTTCTATTGTCATTTCACTAGCATTAGCACTTAATACTACATTAGCTTCATTCATATAACTATCTTTTTCATAACCGAATGTTGCTGGGCTTAATCCTGCCATTTGTATAATTTGATAATCATAAAATTTGAATGACTCTATGTATTCTTTTACTCTTACATTACCTTGTAAAAACTCAAATATTTGATGGTCTCTATCTCCTGGCATTAATGTAAAGTAATCTTGTAATTTTCCTACACTAACTTGATTTACATTGAAATAAGTATTAGGTTGCCATTGTGTTATTATGTTTCCTGATTGATAATGTTGAGATGTTGCAATTCTTGTCCTTGTCTTTTCTATTTCATCTGCTATTACATTTAATACGTTCATTTCTTCTGTTATTAGCTTTTTGCTATCTTTAAAGAAGTCCTGCCCACTATCTATGTTTATAATTACTTCATAAGGTAGTATGTATTTATCTAAATACTCTGTTCCCATTCTGCGATTATATTCAGCGATGGTTATTGGTATTTGTTTGTTATAGTGGTCTATTTTATAAGCCTTTAATTCTATATAAGACTTGCCATCTTCTAGCTTAATATGTCTGTGTAATTCTAAATCTTCATCACATTCCACTAATGTACAACTATAAACTTTGTCAAACTTTTGTACTAAGTCAAATATGTTGTTAGGCTTTATACATTCCAAATATACTTTGCCATCAAACTTGTGTAAGTATAGAAATGCTTCTTTACAGTAAATACTATTCTCTAATGCTTCCTTTAAACTTGGCATAAGCCAATTAATGTTGTACCCTTCAGCTTGTAAAACTATGTCACTTCCAAATATCTGATTCACAATATAATTAGCTATCTTCTTTGGAGATGGTGCTAACTTGTATTTTTTTATTTTCTTTATTTTTGGTTTTTGTCCATTTATTAATGAATTTTGAATTACTTCTGCTTCTACTTTTATAAATGGTGCATCTAATGGATTAAATTCTTTTAAACTACTCATTTATCTCTGCTCCTTCATAAACAATACAATTTAAATCTAGGCTTTTCTCTGTTGAATGTAAAACTCTTTGAGGTCTTAATATTAGTGTAATTATGTTTGCACCAAAGTATCTTTTTTGTCCGAATATTGTTACTTTATAATCTTGCTTCCAATCTGCTCCTTTTTTTATTCTTACACTCTTTACTTTGGTAGAGTTGTAATAAAGATGTACTCTCATATTTCCTCCTATACGCAAAAAAACACAAATAGCTTTTATACTATTTGTGCTTATTGAACTTGTAATATTTCTTATTTACACTTTTTTATATGATTTTATAAATTTAATATTGGTTTTATATAACTCATACACCTCTATTGTTTTACAAGTCTTACAAGGTATTTCTATTATTAAAGGTGTTTGTTGTGATATTCCTATTCTTTCTAAGTCTTTCAAGTAATCTTCTATGTTTATATTCATTAAGAATCTTTTACTTGCATGACATCTTACTTCCATTCTTACTCCTATTCTTCAGCTAATAGGATTATATTACAGGACATTTGCCTATATCTTGCCAGTAGTCAATAAGGTAACGTGAAGCATCTACTGAGTGATCTAGTTCTTTCTTATAACAATTTTGTCCTGTGCTTAAACTCTTTATGTTATCGTATTGATAACTCTCAAACTCGTTTAAACTTTCATCACGAATATTATATACCAAACTTCCGTTTTTGTCAATGGATTTTATGGACTTATGTTTGTAAATATATAATACTTCTTTGTAGAATAGTGATTGTAATTGTTGCACTCCTTTGTCAACACTTCCTGCTCCTTTTTTTGCTTCTTCATATTGTATGTTAGCATTATATAAAGCATTGCAAAAGTGTGTTGCTTCACTATCTACTATATTAGCTGTTATTGGTATTCCTTTATATTTATCTCTAAGATATTCTATAAATAATTTTTCTTGTTCTACATAATAAGCAGTTGTTGGTTTTTCTCCTTCTTCTGCTGGATCATGATAATAACATTCAAGTCTTATTAGTTTCCATCTGTTTTGTCTTAAATCAAATCCTAATGCTATTGGAACGAATGTTGTTGGATTTACACTACCATAGTCAACTCCTAATCCTATTTCTTTTATTTGTATTCCTTCTAGGTTGTCTATTACATTTATCTTATTAAATACTTTGCCTTCTGCTACTACCCATTTGTTGTAAATCTTCTGTTGTCTTAATGCTCCTTTAGGGAATGTCTTTATAGCTTCATCTATTTTTTGTTCAGTATCTAACATTGGATTGTCAAAAGGATAAAATGTATATCTTATTTTGTCTCCCTTGTCAATGTATTTCATTTTATAAGGATGTCGTTCGTTTCCTTCTACGTTAAAACTATGTATTGTTTTCTTATATGGATGGCCACTAAAACTAACTTGTCTTCCTGGTAATTCATCAAAGCTTTCTTGTAAACTTAAATTGCCATAAATCCTTGCTGCTTCATCTACCCATATAAATATTAGGGGACGTCCTAAAATTCTGTTAAAAGCTATTTTCGTGTTAAATCCAAAGAAGTAAAACTTAACATTCCACATTTTAAAATACTTATCATTCTGTCCAAATACTAATTCGTAATCCTTACCTGCTTTATACCCAAAAGCATCTAAATGTATTTTAAGTGGTTCTACTATGTTGCCTTTAAGTGTTTGTAAATCCCATCCTATTATTGCTCCATAATATTCTCTTGTGCTATCGTATTTATGTAATTCACTAGCATATAATATCATACCTAAATCTATACTAAAAGTTTTACCACTTTGTACACTTCCTAGTACATTTATTTCAGGTACGTTTTGAGCTTTTATATCATTTATCAGTTTCCATTGTTTCTGGCTTAGATTCATTTTCTACCTTTTTTCTTTTTACTTTTTTGGTTACTTCTTTATTATTAGCTTTTAATAATTCTTTTAGTTCTGCTTCAGAATATTCTTTACCATTAGATAATTTATTTAAGTAATTACCATTAGGCATTTTTATAAATTCTGTTGCTTGTAATAAGTCTATCATTCTTGTTCCTCCTTTTCATAAAATGCTTCTTTTAATTTATCTTCATTGTTTATTGTTATGTTAAGTATTGGCTCTTTGCTATCATTAAATTGCTCTTTTGGTACTTCTCCTAACATTTCTATTATAGTTTTATAATTTTGTGCATTGCCTTTTGTTGCACCTTTTATTAATCCTAATGTTGCTAATTGCTGATATGTTAAACCTGTATTATTTGTTTCTTTCAGCATATCTTCAAGTACTTTTTTCATAGTGGCTCTTTCTTTCCTTACTTCTCCTGATTTCTTGCCACCAGCCGACTGTTCTTCGAGTGTTAGTACATGAGCTTGCGGTATTAAATTTTGCTCGTTAGCCACTATATCACTTCCTTTTTATCTTAATAAATACATATTACATTCACTTAATTGCTTCTGTAATCTATGTAAACACTTTATATATTGCAATTTTTGTTTTCCTTTTGAATTGTTAATATGTTTCTTTATTTCATTTATTTTATCTATATGTTCTTGTATTTTTACCATAGCTACTCCTTTAATTTAATTTTATAGCTTTTTCTCCTGTAAAGTTTTCCCATCTTTGTATTATTACATCTATATAATGTGGGTCCAGTTCCATAATATAACATTTTCTATTTAATTGTTCACAAGCAATTAATGTGCTACCACTTCCACCAAATAAATCTAGCACATTATCATCTTCGTTAGTTGTATTTTTAATAGCAGTTGCAGATACTTCAACAGGTTTCTGAGTTGCGTGTACATAATCATTTGCATTATCCTTTGATATATTCCATACACTTCCAATTCTTTTTCCTGTAATTTCTTGATTATTATTACTACATAATATTATTTCATAATCAGTTGAAAAGGTATGTTTTAAATCTCCAATGCCTCCTCCACCTTTATCCCAAATAATCATATTTGATAAATCATAATATTTCGTAAATATTTCTAACCATTCTTTTAATACTTTCCAAGTAGTACATACAAATACAAATCCATTATTAAACTTCTTCACTATTGGCATAAAATTCAATTTTTTATCATCATTTTCTATAACATCAAATTTTTCTGTTTTTGTTCTCATATTGCTTTGATATTCGTAACCATAAGGTGGGTCAGTAAATACCATATCAGCCTTAACACCATTCATTAATTTTGCTACATCTTCTTCTTTTGTGCTATCTCCGACACATTAAGCGGTGTGAACCTAATTGGTATATATCTCCTAATTTTGCTTTTGGCTCTTCTGGTACATCAGGAACTTCATCTTCTATTATTTCTTTTTCTTCTTCATCTTCTAAATCTAAATCAAAGCCAAAGTCTGACATATCTATATTTAATATATCATCTAGCTCTGTATCTAATAAATCAATATCCCATTCTGCTATTTCAGCAACTTTATTATCTGCTAGTCTAAATGCTTTTATTTGTTCATCTGTTAAATCATCTGCATATATACAAGGTATTTCTGTTATTCCTAATCTTTTAGCACTTTCTATTCTTGTATGTCCTGCTACTATTACATTATCTTTATCTAATATAACAGGATTTTTAAATCCAAATTGTTTTATGCTTTCCATTACATAAGGAATAGCATCTTCATTTTTTCTTGGATTTTTCTTATATGGTTTTATACTATTAATATCTACATACTCTATTTTTAATTTATCCATTTAATCCTCTTTTCTGCACCTCAATAAATAATCTATATATCTTATTTGTCCCTCAATTATATAGTACATTGGAGGTAATTTATATTCGTTTTTAAAGTCAACTGTATACATATGTACCATCTCTTTTTTCCTTTCAATTAAGGCTTCTTTATCTTTTAATAAATTAACTTTAACTTTCATATTACCTCTTTTCTTTCTATAACTCTATGTAATGATATAATGGATTTTTTGCTTGAATAGACACTACGAAGATTAGTATAAATACATTGTCTATTAAGTTATTTATACCGACCATAACTCCGTTACCTTTTTTTTATATCACTACATACAATTATAGCTAATAACTAGGATATAGCTGTGTATTATTAACTTTGAGGACGGTATGAACATCACCTTATTTGTTCATTTCTATATTAATGTTGCCTAGTACTTTAATATCTTAATCTTTAAATACACATTGTAAAACTCCATCTATATTTCTTACTATATGACATAAATTAGTATCTTTATTTTTACAATCTGCACATACTTTTCTTTTAAATAATTCCATTTCTGCTCTTTCTTTATTTTGTTTGTATCTTTTCTTTTTTATGTAATCTTTCATAATGTTATCTGCTATGTAACTCTTTTGCATAGTTTCCTCTTTTCTTATGAAGTAGCCTAGAACTTCACTTTTTATATTATATATCATAGAAAGGAGGCAACTTTATGCCCTTTATATTAATTATCTAGGATTTTAATATACTTAATTTAAAGCTTTTAGTATTGGTTTATTTATTTCCTCTGCATATTTTAAAGCCTCTTCTCCATTTGAGAATACTTTTTTAACTTTAAATTGGTTCATTACAAACCATACTCTATGTACTGCTTCTTTTTTAGTTGTTAAAGTATATTTGTCCTCTTCTTTATGAGTAATTTCATATTTACTAACTGTTTTATCTACCATTGCAATTTCTGTTTCAAAATCTTTTGGTATATCTTGATTAAATTTTGCAACTTCCCATTGTTGTTTATTTAATTCGTTATAATCAACTGCAACTAATATTCCTGCTGTTGGTAGTACTGAATAATTATGATCATCATCTCTGTAAATTGAAAAGTCTTTATTTACTATTTCTATATTTTTATAAAACTCATCTAGATTTCGTGTCATTAATAAATCCCCCTTGTTTCATTTCTTGCATAACTCTTTTATTTATGTATTCTTTTGGTAAGTAAACATCTGGTATTCTGTTTTCACTTTTAAGCTTAGTCCAATATTTTCTTTCTTCTTTGTCTTTTATACTTCCAATGTTTATTGTTCTGCTTTTCATTGTTGTATATAAAGGTTCTGTTTCTGGTATGCTACTTAGTTTCATTGTAAATTCATCTAATCCTAAATTTAAAAACTGTGTATAACTTATGTTTTCATATCTAGCACAATAAAAGGCGTATGCTTCTTCTAAGTCTCTGTAATATGCAAAACAGAATTGTAAACCTCCTGATTTTCTGTCCTTTTCTATTTCTTCCTTAATTATTTGGGCTGGGAGTTTTTACTGTGTCTTTTGTTTCTCCCTCTCTTAAAATAAATGTAAATTCTTCTATAAATTTTGTGGTTTGTTCTTGATTATGATAATCTAATCCTATTTCTGCTACAAAATCATCTATTTGCATATTGAAAGTATCTTCTATTATTTCTATTACTATTTTTCCTGCTACTGTTTCTCTTTCTTGATCTATTAAATAATTAAGATTACTTTCATCTCTTATTGTTTTGTTGCCTTCTTTTTTCTCTATTACGAATGGATTATTGTCCATTGTATAACCTTGTTTTGTAAGTTCAGCCATTACTTTAAATCTAGCTTCACTATCAATTGATTGTAACCTATTGGCTTGTTTTACTGTTCTTGTAAATTCTATTTGTTTTTTTGCTTTATCTTTTTCATACAATAGAGAAAATTTATCTCCATCTATTTTTTTAAACTTGTACATAAATCCTCCTTTAATAAACAAAAAGCAACCCTGCTTTGCTACAAGGTTGCGGTCAACAAGTTGCTACTCGGACTATACGAGCCATTTCTGACTGTAGCTTTTCACTATTATTATTATAACACATAATATTGAGTCTATTTCGTAAATTTTTTCGGCTAAATTTGTCCATATTCAACTGCGGTTAAATAAATCATCTTGTCTTTTAAATGATAATACATATCCTTGCTAATACCATCATTTATCTCTGCATAGACTTGTGAATGCCCTTTAAAGAATATCTTTTTTATATCTTCTTTTTCCTGGTCATTAAATTGTTCTAATGCTCTTTCAATACATCTAATTTTGTTTACTGCAATTAATACACTTCTAGTAGTAATATCGTTTTTCTCTGTATTAAACAATTGCAGCATTCTTTTATTTTCTTCGTAATTATGTAATTCTGCCATTATATATTTTTTAATATGTTTTTCCATTTTATAATAGCTCATTTGTTTAATTCCTTTCTTTTTTTATCAATTTTAATTCTGATATTCTTCGATTATAAAAAATTCCAATCCATGGGCTATTAATAAATTCTTTATTTTTATTAATTTCTAAATTTATTTCTATAATCTTTTGCGTATAATTTGTATCACGAATATCTGATGGGCTTGTAGCCATCTCTTTTACTGTTTCATATTCAATTTTAAATTTTTTATAATCAAGTGGTTTTGTCAAAAATATAGCAAATTCTGCTATTAGTGCAAATCCTAAAAATAATGCTAATATACTTCCTAATATTGGTGTAATATCCAAATAATTACGTACACCTATTATTACCATTCCTATTGAAATCATAAGCAAAATTATTTCTATAATTAAGATTATCATTCTTCATCAGCCCCCTTGTATTTTATCTCTCCACCATTTTTTGTCTCTCTCCAACTCTTAAATCTATTACATTCTTCTTTTGTATCTACTTCTTTACAGAAAAATCTTTTACTACAACATTGACATAACTTAGTCATTTGTTCCTCCTAACTGCTGTATATTACAGCTAAATCACATTTTTCTAATGACTTTTTATATGTTTTATCACATTTTTGTTACTTTATAACTTGGTGCATCATTGTTGCATCTATTACACTTCTTGGTAACTGAGTTTCTATAATTACATTATTTGTTTCTGTATTTTCATTTTTTTCTACTTCACTACTATTTGCAGGTATAAATAAACAACAAACAACTATTATTACTATTATAAAAATCATAATCTTTTACTCCTTTACTCTATAACTTATAGATTCCATCATTTCTTTGGTAACAACTTCTTGTATATTTATAACTCTTAATTCAATTGGATAAGCATAATCATCATCTATTTCCATTATTCCTAACACATCAACATAATTTCCATTTTCATCTTCTGTATAATCAATTGCCACTACTCTATCTCCATTTACAAAATCATCTTTTTGTATTAGGTCTTTTAGATTAGGAGAATGTTTGACTATCTTATTATCACTTTCATTATATCTTTTTATAATAAATTCAAATCCTTCTGTAATTTTCTTAATATCTCCTAGTTTAGTCCTTATATATTCTCCAACTTTTATTTCATTTTCCATAGATTAATCCTCCTCTGCCTTAAAAGTTTCATAAGTCCAATCTTCTCTCATCATATCTATATAATCATCTTCACATTCTTCGTGTATAACATGAAAATGAGTTCTTATAATATCATCTCCATTTTTTAATTCTTCTCCACATTGTTCACAATAATATTTCATATATCTACTCCTTTTCTACAACAAATTCTTTACTGCAAAAAATACAAAATCTAGTTTCGGTTATCATTTTATTTACACCTATTGCATTTTTGGGCAAATATATTTCTTTTATATGTACTTTTCTCATATTTTTTTGAACTCCATCAAGTCCACAATAAGGACACTTCATAATATTACTCCTTTTCTAAAAGTGATTGCAAAACTTCTTTGCAATATTTTTTTCTGTAAAATAATTCTAAACTATTTTCTTCGTTAAGCATTTCCTTATTTATTTCTTCTATTTTTGCTTTTATTTTGTCATTTGGTATAAATTCTCCTAATACTTTTGAATAATTATTTACAAGTGCTTTTTTGTCTTTTTCTAATTCGTTATATATTCTTTTAGATATATATTCTTTTCCTTTTATTTTAATTAAATCTAGTTCCTTCAATTTATCTAAATCTATTGGACTGTCTATGACATATTTCCAATCTCTTATTTCTAAATTTTCTTTTTTTAATTCTTCTATTTCTTTGTTTAACTTTTCTATTTCTAAAGTATTTTCTTTATCATAACTATCAAGTCTATCTTTTGTTGCTTGTAATTTTGTAATAAAATCTTTTAATTCTTCAATTTCTAGTTGTGAATCTTCATAAGCTGTTAGTAAAAGTTTTATTTGTTCCCCCCATTTATATCTTTTTTCTTGTTCTGCATATTCTTGTAACCATTTGATATCTAACTCTTTCATTTTACACCTCACAATTCAAATTCTTCATTGCAATCTTCTAATCCACAAATATAATGTATTCTATCTTCAAGTCTTTTTATTTCTTTTTTATAACTATTTTTATGCTTTATTTCTTCTACTTCTTTATCTATTTCTTCTAATACTTTTCTTTTATCTTCTCCACTCATTAAATCTTCTTCTAATACGAACTTATTTCTATAATTTTCTATTGCTCTTAATATTAGTCTTTTTGCTAATTCACTATGATTAATTTTTTGCATCTTTACACCTCTTTTCAAAAGTTTTTATAACGTCTTCTTTATCTTTATAATATATATTGCATTCTATCTGAAAATCATCAATATACTTCGCCATTTCATTTATCATTCTGTCTTTATCGCCTAATATAAGTAGTAAATCAGCTATTCTTTTATTGGCTTCATATAAATCTGATTGAGTATTTCTTAACTCTTCTATTACTGCTTTTATATCTGCTATGTGATTATCACAAAATTCTTTAAAATCTCCATCTTTTTCAAATAAATCATCATCTTGGCAATATTCTTCTAAATTTTTAATATGCTCCTCTATCTCCATTTTTCTTTCCTTTCTTTATTCCTCTATCTAATGCTGTAAAACACTTTAAACATAAATCACAATACTTTTTTTGATTGCTTAAATATTCTTGCTTAAATAAACCTATTTTATGTTTTACATCAACTATTTTCCCACATCTATCACATTCATAAGTACTTTTTGTATTAGTTTGTAAATTTACTTTTAATAGCATTGTTATTCCTCCTTGTCATCTTTACTTACTTGCACTAGACACATCATTAATATTCCTGTAAAAGTTCCCATAAAATAACCTATTATTAAAAATAATATATTCATTCTTTACACTTCCTTTATTTCTAAAATAACTTTGCTTTCTTTAGCATACTCGAATGTATCATAAAATCCACTTACACAATTTCTATTATCATCTTTTAACTTTCCTGCTTTAACCATTGCATCTAAAATAAACTTTTTACCCCATGCAACATTGTCTAAATCTCTTTTTTTATTTTCTTCAATCCAATGAAAATGTATTTGTATAGGATTATTATATCTAGGTAATTTATTTATGTACCACATTATATCTTCTTCTGTTTGTTTCTTCATATTAGCTCCTGCATATCTGTTTTTTCTACATTCATTTATGTAATTATTTAAACTAGGTAATCTTAAAGGTATAATTATCTTTGTTATATTACATTTTTCCATATATATCCTCCTGCACTTTTTCTTTGTCCTTTATAACAATTAATTATATGTGACTCACTGATACCTAGCGTTTCTCCTGCTTCTCTTATACTCTTCCATGTTTTTATATAATTATTTTGCTTATCAAATTGTTTTATTTTTTTAGTTCTCATCATTCCAATATTATATGCATGCTTAATATTTTCTTTTTGAGTACACCACTCTAAATTATCTGTTGTATTATCACTTCTTATCGCATTTATATGATTTATATATGGTTTATTTTGATTATTTGGTATAAAAGCTTCTGCTACCAATCTATGAACTTTTATTGTTTTTTTCTTCTTATTTTTCCAAAGATTAACTACTTTGTATCCATCTTTATTACAAAGTTTTAAAATCATATCTTCTTTATTTTTCGTTCCTTTTCTTGTTTTTGCTAAACTTTTTACATTTCCTAAATTGCTTACTTGATATAGCCCCTCATAATCCTTAATATCTTTCCATAT